ACCGCCGATGCCAGCGAATAAATCTATAAATGTTACCATTCGTGTTTTTCACCTGTGTACCATTCTTGGTATTCGTCATTATCGTTTTCAATGTATACTATGAGGTTATCATTAAACAGATACATAATCAAGTCTTTTTTAGACTTAAATAACGATGGTTTAACAATACCATAGCTTTCATGGTCTACGTAACCATCTTGGTCATTACATCGAACAATTTCACAACCAATGTCTTCGACCATTTCTTTTATGGTTTCATAGTCGGTTGACTCATGCAGTTCTTCCGATGTGTCTGCCATTTGTGTCAATAGATACGAAAACTTTTCTTGCGGTGTCGTCAATACATCATATCCCCAACCGTATTCACCAAGCCATTCATAAAAGGTATATCCACGGTATTGGTCTGGTACTTTATCTAGGCGATACATTGGATTACTAAAGTCATGTTCTTTAGTTGGTTGATACCAACGAGAACCACTCAAGATATATTCTGTGCCATACGCAAGAGAATGTGCGGATGAACTGTTGGTTTCAAACACACCGTTTCTAACTAATTTCATACTTGTTTACCTCCAAAGATACTGTCCAGTCGGATGCTTGTGTATCATCAACGGTTGGTGTATAAACGCTTTTCAACTTATTGTCAATCAACAGATAACTTAAGTGATAACAACCGTCACCATCCTTAAGGACATTATAGATTAAATACACGCCATCTTTCCAAGATTTACGTCTTACGCATTTATATTGGGAAACGCACCAATACATTGCTGCATTATAATCCATTGTTTCTTTTGGTTTATCAACCCAGTTTTGCATAATGTCAGAATTATCGTTTTCGATATGGATTACAATGTCGTTATTAAACAGATATGTCAATAAATCTTCTTTGGTTTGGAACATATCTTTTGTGACGACATTCCAAGACTGATGGTCAACATATGCATCAACTTCACTAGATTCACCGTATTCTTCTGGTAAATTAACAACAATATCTAATTCGTTTAACCATTTGATTACTTGTTTGAAAAATGGGTCTTCTTTAATGACACCCCAAGTTTTATACTGGTAAACAGAAGACATAAGGTAACTAAGTTTTTCTGCTGGAGAAGATAACACATCAAATCCCCAACCGTACTCATCAAAATACAAAGGCATATACGAATACATTTCGTATTCTTTTGGTTTCTTTGTTAGATGCAATTCTTTTGTGGCAAAACACAAGTCTTCTTTTGGTTTGTAATTGTAATCACGCAAGACCTCGTTTTTGTATGCCAACGAATGTGCAGAACTGGAGTTTGTTTCAAAAACCCCATTGCGTATTAATTTCATTTGTTTTCCTCCTGTTTGTCAACCCAGTAATCAACAATTTTCATCTTATGTTCGACTTCAACAAAACGAATAAGATTTCTTCTATTGGTATTGTATTCTTCGTAACACTCTAACATATAATATCGACCATTAGAACATAGATATATCTCTTGAATCTTAGCATAAAGACTATCAAAGTATAACACAATATGTTTAACTCGGTCTAAACAATGCGGCATCATGCTTCTGTCACAACGAATACCACCCTTAGATTCCAATAGACACTCTAAGGAATGTTGGTCTTGTGAATCCATTAGTATTCCTCCCTAGTAGTCAGCGTTTACCTCGATAGAACGAATGTCGATAATTAAATCATCATCAAACAAATATTCATACAAATCTTTTGGTGTTTGAAACATATCTTGTTTAAAAATATTTTGTGACAACACTTCATCGACATAATCTTCGTATTCACTATAGTCTGGTTCTTTCAAGGTGATACCAATGTCAGATAACCAACGTTTTACTTTTTTGTAGAACTCATCGACAAATATGGAATCAAAGTTGTATTCACTATAGATGTAGGACAATAAAAACCATAGCTTTTCTTGGGAATTACACAACTGTTGTTGTTTCCACAAATAGTTATCAAACTTTACAGTCCATACGACATTATCAAACGATGGAGTATACCCAAGTTCTCCGTATATGTCTGTAATGGTTGCATCCTTTGGCGTTTTCTTTTGTAATCGTCCAACAATTGCCATAGAATGACAAGAAGAACTATTGGTTTCAAACACGCCTACTCGCTTAAGTATCATGCGACACCTCCGCTTGTTCACAGAATTGAAAATACGAACGTAAATCGGTTTCACTAAAACGTTTGATGTTATTCCGTGTTCTACTGGATGGAGCAAAGTATTGTTCCACCGCATTGATGTACATAGAATGTTCGCCTTGGTAAAACGATTTGTATTCTTCATCTGTAATTTTACCACGGATTTCTAATTGTTGCAACCCCAAGTTATCAAAAGATACAATGTCAAAGATTTTTGTCAATTGCATAATGTTGGATTTCCATTGTTTATGTTCTAGCGTATCCAAGTTGACCTTACCACGGTTGAAACCAAAGTCTTTTTCACCCAAAACCAATAACTTATGGTATTTAACACCCAATTCTTTTACATCGTCAAAATCATCAATACCATTAATCACATGGATAACCGTATGTGGATATTCTGCAATCCAATCTGGTAGCGATAAACACCCCTGTAACGAGCGATAAGAAATCCCAAGACCAAACACATAGGGCAACATTTGTTTTAACCCTGTATCTCCATATTGTAGAATATAACGCTCGTTCATTGTAATGTTAACAACCAACCCAAGTTTCCATAAGTTCTTGACAAATTGCATAAGATTATCCGTTACTTCATTTACGCCTAGGGCAATTTCTGTTCCACGTGGTAATTTTGCATCCATCAACACCTGTTGTAGAATACCATAGTGACATTCTACTCCGTTAACCAATGCAGATTCGTGACAAAATGCACAAGTAGATTTATTGGTGTTCGTATCATAACCATATGGACATTGTGTAGAAACACGAATATCAATATTGAGTGGTATCTGTAATGTCAATGGTTCGTTATCTGGGTATTCAATAATGCGTGTGCCATCTCGTGAATCCAAGGTGACAACCGCATTTCCGTTTCTGTATTTCATAATTTTTCCTCCGAGTGATACAAGAATTAGAAAATGTATTTATTGTTGATTGTAAACGATGATTTTAATTCGATGTCAACATTGATTTGTAACAAGGCTGCAACACCAATGACAATCATAGCGGTCAATATCTTGGCAAGCCAATAGATACCAAAGATAAAACAGATGAATGTCGGTACATCGTTGATTTTATACACGTTGTAAAAATCAAGCACACCCAATAACACAATATAGGTTGCAATCCAAACAAATCGTGTGAAAAAGATATAATGTTTTTCCAAGAAATCAATCATTGTTTTTCTCCATTTCGTGTTTAACAAATGTTCCCCATTGAGATGCCATCGCTTGTGCGATACCATCAAATGTTTTGCTGCGTAAACGTCTGCGTTCTGCATCGGTTTTCGCATTTGTTAACGCATCGCAGTACCACTTTGGCATTTTTTTACCACTACGGAATACAATGGATTCACCCTCGGAAACAATTTCCGTAGGCTCTAAAAGTGGTAAACCCTTAAGCCATAAACAAGTGGTCTTACGTGCTGCGTTACCAAACATATACGGTTGTACAATCTGGTCTGGTTTACGGAATCTACTAGACATGACACCAACAGGATTTTCGATGGCGATATACGGAATATTCGTGTCGTATAACGCCATGAAGAAATCAACGGCTGCATCTTGGTCTTGTTTCCGATGTGGAAACCGTGGATGCGGTCTACGTTGTTCAGTCGGTAAATCTTTGTCGTCTGGGTGATAATACCATTTTGCACCACTGGATGATAAAAACGTACACGGCGGATGTGCAATCATTAAATCCCATTTGTCAACAAACACAAGATTACCACTTTGTGTGACACCACCTTTACGTTTGATTACGTCAAAGATGTCTTCTTTAAAGTGCCACTCTGGATGCTCTCCAGAACATTCCACAATGTCACAACTAAAAGAGTTAAACCCAAGTTGTCTAAATGCCTTACAGACGGTTTGTGACTCCTCACAAGCGATTAATACGTTCATTCAAACTCTACCTCCTGTACCCATCTGTCTAAATACTCAAAATATGTTGTCTTTAGTACCTCTACAGAAAAGTACTTTTTGCCGTCTTTTTCAATGGCTAGGTCTTCGCAATAAGCGATAATATCGTTTGAACCAAATAAATCTTCGTAAGATACCACTTTCATAATTTTTACCTCCGTGTTAAAAAACTGGGATTTAAAACCCAATAGGACGAATGTTTTTTGTCAACTGGGAATCTAATCCCAAAATACGATGGATTTCAACGATACCTTTTGGTCTGTATACACTACAGTATAATTGACCATCGACAATATCTATGTCTTCTACCTCGAAATTCTTTGGTAACTCAACCATCGTCTTTACATTATTAAATGTATCATAGATTACGAGATGTGTCAAGGTTGTAAAAATAATATTATCTAAAAACACAAAAGCACCATTATTATTAATATCTTCGTTTTCACAATCAAGTTCATATTCACGAACGAACTGCGGTTTATTGTCATTTGCCACGCATTTATATTCTTGAATTAAACGAATATTTTTCTTGTATGGTCTAATGGATACAAACTTGTGCGTGAATGGGTCATACGCCACGTTAAAGACCTTGTATGGCATTTTTATTTCTTCTTTGACTGATAGGTATTTGGCATCCAAAGCCGTCAATAAGAAGCCATCTATTGTTGCATTTGTGGTATATATCACATCGGTATCACGCCGATAAGTCAACGTGTTCATGTGACCAAGGCGTGGTCTATCGTTAAAGTGATAGTTGATAGTGATAGAACCATCGAAGCTAATACGGAAAATATCTTGGGTTTTATTATCACTAGAGATTGTAGCCAAGATAAATTGCTTACGTTTTGAATCCCAACAAAAACCTTGGCATTGATTTACTGGGTCAAACAACATCACTCTTGTGATTAATTCTGTTTCAAGCATGACATATTCTCCAATTTTTCAGAACCAAAGGCATCAATCCATTTCATTGAACCATCGTCTAGCCATTCGTATACAGACATAAAGTAACGTGGATTATCCCATTCGTTATCAAAGATACTAATTGAGTCTACGTATTCTACCGCTTCGGCATACAACAGTAATTTCTCTTGCATATTGTCGTCAAACAAACCTAAGATTCTTGGGAAATCATTCAGACTATCAACAAATTCATAGAACGAAACGCCACAAGATGTTCTACCAGTGACTTCATTATAGATGCCCTCGATGTTTTCATTATCCAGTTTATTCAACGTATCATACCAATGTTTATTATCTTGTAATCGTTGGTCGATTTCGGATTGTAACTGTAGGCATTTATGTTTGGCTTCGTCAAATGTTTCAAACATATATTCAATGTCTTCATGGTAATCTTCCCATTGTCCACAACCGTATTTAACCACATATAGTGTCTTCATTTAAGCAACCCCCATTATAAAATCATAGAACGACATAAAGTCTTTAAAGTCAGTAGACGTATGTGTTACCGTATTGTCTACCGTAATTTTATACCCAGCATATACATGAATGTTATACAACGTATCACCAATCGTTAATTCTGTTGGATTATTAATCGGTTCTACAAAATTGAACATCTGATTAATCTCAAATAGCTTATCTGATGTTATTTTATCCATTGTTTTCCTCCGTTGATGTTGCCATGGCTATATAATCATCATGATGTGGCTTGCGTTTCAAATACTCAATGTATTCATTGAACGCACCGATGTTACTGAATTGGTTGATACAATTGGTTGGAACATCGTCTAAAAAACGAATGGCAATCCAACCGTTATCAAATTGAGTAATAAACCGATAACCATTCACAGTATATTCTTTGTTAATCATTGAAGACACACAAGTGCCATCTAATAGTGCATATCCCATTGTTTACCCAGCTTTCTTAAAACCACAACGATTTCTGACTTTGCCTTTGCGGTTGACACAACAACGCAAACACAATTTACACGCATAATTATATGGTGGTTCACAATACATTGGTCGTGCATTAATCCACATTTGTTTTCTTATTCCGATTCTTTTCGGTAGATTGTCGTATTTACTCATCATCTTTCGGATACTTGACCACACGCACGTTTAAATCTGGTGCGTACTTATTGATGTCTTCCCTTGTTTTTAACAATGCTTTACGACCAGTCGCATCACACTCTGGATTATCAACCGCCAATGCAAACGTAATATCTCCGTTGTATCGCTTTTGTAATTCCCAGAGTAAACCAATCTGGTCTTTTGTGAGTCGTCCACCAAGATACCCAACACATGGAATACCCTGTTGGTGTGCGGACATAACATCAAGATAACCCTCGGCAACATGAAGTACACCATTCGGATGCAACATCTTGACCGCACGATGATAATTAAACAACAGTTGTCGCTTAACGAATACATCGTCTTCTTTGGTATTCTTATATTTTGGTTCATTTGTTTCTTCCAATCTTCTCTTGGAAAAACCAACGATACGACCATAGGCATCTTGAATTGGAATGACGATACCAGACGATTGTACACCCAAGAAACCACCCTTGTCATAGCCAATCAGAAAATCTTCCAATGTATCATCGTTAATACCTCGTTTGACATTCATGTATTCACGAACGGCATCAACCGCTTTATGATACTTCATGGCAATTTTGGTATTCTGACCAACAATGCTTTTCTGTTTTTGATACACAGGGTCGTCCGTTGATACCTCGTACTTTTCTGCCAAGGCTTCAACCGCTTGATAGAATGGTAGACCCTCTACCTCTGCGTAGAAACCGATTGCATCACCAGATGAACCACATTTATGACAGTAGTATCTGTCACCAAGAATACAAAACTCTGTTGGATTGTCACCGTGACATATTGGACAAGTACCCCTTGGGATTTTACCACCGTTTCGTGATAACGTAGTATATTCCTCGACTAACTCCTGTAGGTCAATCTTGTACTTTAAGGTTGAAATCGTATTCATTTGGGTATTCCTCCTGTAGAGTTTTTAACTGGTGCTGTAATTCATAGTCAATAGATGTGTCAATACAACATTTCAAATCATACAGTTGACTGACTGCCGTTCTTACCGAGATAATATCTTTATCTTGACACACTTGTTTGAATGGAATATATTTTGGCACATTCTCAATGTGCGTAACAAAGTGTTGTTCTCCGCTATTGTCAAGACTGTAGATGGATGCATGGTCATACAAGAACAATGTATCCTTTGGGTTATATGGCTCTTGGTAGATATTCGCCAGCTTGATTAAAGCATCATACAAAGTGTATATCGCTTGGGATATATCTTCGTTGACTGTAAATATCTTGTCTAAGAACTCATATCTGTTTTGGTAAAAGTCTTCAACCGATATAACACCATCTGGAAGAACATCATTAATACCAATGAATGTATAATCAGTTGCCCTACGTGTCCATGCGTTTTTATCGTTTTCCAATACCAGCCAGCCATCTTCCGTTTTCTGTATGGAACTGATATGGTTTATCCGTATAAACTCCAACAGGTGTATTAGATTATGTCTGACAATCGTTGCCGTTGTCAGTTGTAGTCGAATAAATGAATCCATGTTACGCCCCCCAATAATTTATATCGCTCGATTCCCATAGTTCTCGTTCTGTGGTAATCTTGCGTTTTTTGTGACCGAATACAAATGTACGATTCCGATTATGGTCAACAATGAACAAATACGTTGTGATACAACGCTTGTACCAACCGAACGTACAATTGTCCGAGTTCAATGTGTATGATTCGACACGACCATTCAATGTCAATCTAAGCAGAGAACCAACGGTAAACGCATCAAAGATAATAACTGCTTTTGGTTCTTTCAATGAAGTCAAGATGTCTTCTTCTTTCGTGCAATTCAAGGTATACCAAAATCTAAACAGTTTCTTTCGTCTGATTAGACCATTGACGGTCAATCGTTTGATGTATCGTTTGGGTTTTGGTTGTTGTTTGTTTACGACCAAGAATCCAAGTTGTTTGACTTTACGCATTATCATCAAACCATTTATTCAAGTCAAAGGCTTGTCGTTCACGAATAACTGTATTCGTATTCTTCTTGGCGAACTGTTGTGCATTAAGTTCATTTGCTGCAATGAACACATCGGTAAGCGACATTTCTGTTTTCTGTAACGTGTCCATGTACTTGTACAGTTTTAACATCGAGTTTTCGTCAATCTGCATGAAGAACGAACGGACTTTAAAGAACTCGGAAGACGGTTTGCCGTTATGGAACGCACCATTGGTTGTACATTTTTTGAAGTACATCATGGCAAGTGTCCATGCCTTTTTCTTAAAGTCCTTGTCGATAAAGTTTTGTGCCGTCATGATATGACCTCCTTTCAATTTCTTTCCGACTTGATACACA